GGGCTGGCCGCCAACTTGTTGGCCGTGTCGGCCGCCACGTTGGCCTGGGCCGCCTGCTGCTGCGCCGCCTGCTGGTCGGCCCTGCTCTTGCGGATCAGCGCCACCTTGTCGTCGCTGACCAGCAGCGTCGGGCTGACGCCCAGCATGTCGCTGTATTCCGACGCCCAGACGTCCTCGTCAAAGCGATCAAGCACGCCCGGCTTGAAGGTGGCGATCTGGCCCAGGTTGGCCACGAAGCGGTCGACGCTGTTCGTGCTGACTGCGCGCTGTGCCTGGGCCAGCATCGAGATGAAGTTCACGTTCAGCTGCATGCCGTGCAGCTCAGGCGGCGGTGGCGGCAGCATGCCGGCCTTCAGCACGCGATGGAACGTCGACTCGACCAGTGGGGTCAGTTCCTCGTTGTGCAGGCGCTCGGCCGTCGGGCCGAGCATCAGCAGCTTTTCTTCCTTGCGCTCTGCCACTTCGGTGGCGGTCATCTGCCCGTTGTTGGCCTGCTCCAGCATCAACCAGATGTCGGCGTAGAACGCGCCTTTGACCCGCTCGCGCACGTCGCGGATGTCGTCCAGCAGGTGGGCCAGATCCAGGTTCACTTCAAAGGCCGTGCGAATGCCCGCGCCTGGCGTCGCGCCGTCGTAGTAGCTGATGCCGCCGGGCAGCATCTCCACTTCGTTGTTCTTCATCGAGGTGGGCGCCTGCAGCGGTGGCTTGGTCTTGTAGTCGATGGCCTGGGCCTTGCGCAGTTGCTCCTGCTGCAGCTGCTTCACATCGCCCAGCGCCTCCATGCCGGGGCTGCTGCCGTAGATGTCTTCGCCGGTGGTGGCCCAGCGCGAGATCAAGGCCGGAAAGTCCTCGTAGCCCGACTCGCGCAGGTACTTGTCCTGCTGGCCGCCGACCTCGAAGGTCACCGACTTGTAGGCCATGTCCTTGGCCATGCGGCTGCGCTTGTCGCGCTCGCGCTCAGCGCGCGGCTCGATCAAGTGCACCAGCGGCACCCAGGCGCCCAGCGTCCCCCGATCCCAAAGGTTCTGCACGGTGTGGCTGCAGTTCTCGTAGCCGTACTCGCCCACGATCTGCGCCACGGTCTTCTCGTACTCGCGGGCGATGGTGTTGGGCACGCCCCGGTCGTCGACTGCAATCGCATAGCCGCCTGCGGTCATGCTGTGGTGGTGGATCACCGAGTTGTAATCTGGCGCGATGATCTTGGCCGACGTGCCGAAAACCGCCAGCTCCTCGTAGGTGCTGTGCAACGCCCGGTAGGTGTTCGACTTTGCAAACACATTCAGCATCAGCTTGGTGACAGCCTCAAGCCACAGCTTGACGGCCATGTGCTTGTTCAGATCCTCGTCGGGCGTGGCCAGGCGAAACCAGGGGCGGGCCGGGCTGGTCATGCCCGACATCATCCCGGCGGCCAGCACGCGCACAGCGCGGGTGCCGGTGCTGTCATAGATGTTGTTGTGCCGGCGCCCGCCCCGGTTGCGGTCCTGCACAAAGTAGCGGCCTGAGCGCGGCAGCAGAAAGTTGCTCAGCTCCTGCCAGTGTGCCATCCAGCTCGCGCGCTCCAGCTTCAGCTCGGCCCAGCGCTTCAGCAGCTCGGTGCGCGTGTTCAGGTCGTGCTGTACCTGTGCCACGGGTCAGCCGCCCAGTACGCCGGCTTTGCCCAGCGTCAGCGACGTGGGGTCGACGCCAGCCGGGCCGGTCAGCATCGTGCCCGACTGGCCGCTCTTGCCTGACAGCATGGCCGACGCCATCGCGGCCGCGCTGTCTGGCGCCTTCGCGTTGGCCCGGTTGTTGGCCTCGTCGGCCTGTTGCGCTGTGGCCCTGGCCGCCCGCGTTGCGGCGTCGGTGGCGGTGTTCGTGGCGCGGCGCTGCTGGTCGGCGCCGTACACCGAGACGGCGGCCGTGGTGCCAACGGCGATGGCCGTCCAGGCGGCGGCGGTCAGCCCAAAGCTCATTGCATCAGCTCCTTGGCGACGCGGCGCGACATCAGCTGGCTTGGGTCGTCGACCAGCGCGGCCTCGATGGTGGCCAGATCCAGGCCGCCGGTCGGGTTCGCGTGCACTGTGAACCAGGTTGTGTCGGCGTGGGCAAAGCCGATGCGCTTCAGGCCCGGCTCGGTCTGCAGGATGTGCGCGCCGGTCAGGCGCTGCTTGCCGTGCTCAGTCCACACCGTGATGTCGCCGACGCACACGGCAAAACCTGGCCGCTGGTGCGCAGCACCGACGAGGAACGTGCCAGCCCGCAGCGTGATGCCGCGTCCGTACAGGTCAGCGTTGGCGTGGTGCGAGGTGCTGATGTCGACGATGCCGTGCACCGCCTCCAGCTGGCGCAGGCCATGCGCGAACGCCTCGATCTGCCAGCCTGTCGGCACATCGGGCAGCAGGTGCAGCGCGGGGTGGTCGGGGCTGGTCAGCGCGATGGTCGTCATGCGCCGCATCGTCAGCGCACGGGGCCGGGCTATGTACGGGCAGCGATCAGGTGCCCATGCCCGCAAACGGATCGTGCTCGCGCTGCTGGCCGACCTTGGCGGCTGATCGGGTAGGCCGCTTGGGCGTGTCGATCATGGCCAGCATCACGGCGGTGGCGCGGTCGACGCTGCGCTTCAGCTTCTCGTAGATCTCCTCGCGGCCCGCCACCTTCACCACAAAGCCCTGCACAGACCACCAGGGCGTGCACAGCTCGTCGCGCAGGTCTTTGCCGGGGGGTAGGCAGATGCCAGTGTCGTTGGCCGGGTCCAGTGCCTCGCGCAGGCGCCACCACAACTCGCTGCGCTGGTTCAAGAACTTCAGCCGGCCGCTCTTGTCGGTGCCCAGCGCCTTCTCGGCCACGTTCACGCCCAGCACCTGCAGCCCCATGCCGTTCAGCACGTCATAGGGGCTGGCGCCCACACCGATCACATCGATGTGGATCGGGGCGTTGTCGCGGCGCACGCCGATCACCAAGCCAGCCACCACCGGGCCGTTGGGCGTGTCGGTGCCGGCGTGCTCGTCCAGCCGGTCAAACCAGTAGTCGGTGTCCTCGGTGCGATGGCGCATTGCGTTGACGGTCTTGTCCTTGCCGCCCCGGGCCACGTCGGTGCCCACGCTCAGCATCTCGCCCTTGGGCGCGCGCTCCTTCCACCGGGCCTGCGCAGCCTCGACCCATGCGGTCGGGATCACCTGCCACGGGTCTTCGCCGATGCCGGCCTTGAAGTCGCCATACAGCATCTGGCTGCGCAGCGGCTCGGGCAGCGCCTGCAGCTGGCTCATGTAGTCGGTGGCCATGTAGTAGGGGTTGTCCGTCAATCGTGCAGGTATGAACGTGCGGCTTTTGGGCTTGATCACTTCCTCGGGCGGGAAGTCATCGGCGTCGAATTCATAGACCCGCTCGCCGGCCAGCAGCACGAACGGCCGGCCGTCGGCCACTTCCTCGTCCTTGCCGCCCAAGGTTGTGAACCAGCGCAGCTCGCCTGGCTGGGCTGGGTTGGGATGTCGGTCATTGAGCCACGGGCCGAAGAAGTCCAGCACCCAGCGCCCCTCTTGCGTGGTCGGCGGGTTGAAGGTCATCAGCACCCGCGTGCGCTGGTCGGGCCGGTTGCTGCGCGTCCAGCCCATGATGAACCGCACCTGCGCCTCGCGCATCTCGGTCACTTCGTCGAAGGCCTTGAGGTCGTGGGGCCGGCCCTGCCAGCGCCGCTCATCGCCCGGGTTGTCCAGGCCAGCGAACTCGACCAGCCCGTCGTCCAGCCGCCAGATCGACTTCTGGCTGTTGAACCCATCGGTGCCGTCGTAGACCTCGGCCATGCGCTGGATCACGCCTTCGGTCTGGGCCTTCTCGCGCCGCACCACCAGGCTGCGCGTGTGCTCGGTCGTCACCAGCCCGACGATCAAGTCGGTTTTGCCACCACCTGCCGAACCGCCGAAGCCCACGATGTCGGCCTCGGAGTTCTTGGCCATCGTCTGCGGGCCTGGCAGCGCCTCCCAGACCACCTCGTCCATGTCGGCCAGCACCAGCGCGTCCAGCTCGGCGCGCTCGGCCGGCGTCAGGTAGGCATAGAGCGCCTTGGCCTCGCCTGGCGTCATGCGTAGGCGCTGCCTGCGGCCTCGTCGTCAGCATCGGCCTTGCGGGCCTTGGCACGGGCCATGATGGCGGCCACACGCGCGGCGCGCTGGGTGCTGTCCACCACCGTCAAGTCGCCGCCATCGGCGCCTGTCAGCTCGGTGCGCTCGGTGCTGTAGCGCTTGTTGTACGCCTTGACCTTGGCCAGCAGCAACGTGTCGCTGAACTTGCGGATGGTCAGCCACTGCAGCGACCCGTCGGGGTGCCGGGCCTGCACCGGCCGGCGGTGGATCTCCGCCTCACCCTTGGCGTTCGTGGCCTCGAAGGCCTGCTGCACCACCTCGCCGTCGGCGTCGCGCTCCCAGACCGGCGTCAACTGGCCTTGGTAGACCACTGGCTCCTCGTAGCCAAAAGCGCGGCGCGTCAGCTCGGCCTCGCAGGTGTCGGTGTGGTCTTGCATCGCCGCTTCCCAAGCCGCCGCAAAGTCGGCGCTGGCCTTGCGCTTGGCGTAGACCGCACTCGTCGTCACACCCGCAGCACCGGCGGCGCTGGTGGTGCTGCCCGTGTCTGCCAGGCGGCGGAGGAATGTGGCGACCTGTTGCGGAATCATGCGCCGCATCGTGGCGGCAGCAGTGGGGGCTATGTACGGCGCCGCTTCTGGCCCACCACCAGATGGGCGCGCCGCCGGCCCAAGCAGATCGATTCGATGGTGGCCGCGCTGACCTCAAACTTCACCGCGATCAGCTTGTAGCCCAGACCCTCAGCGCGCAAGCTGTGAATCAGCCAGATGTCGTGATCTGTCAATTTTGCGCGGTGGTGATCTTGGCCAACAACATGCCCCGCATCGTTCACCGAGACAGCCCGCGAGGGGGTGCTAGCTTTGGGGGGTCTGCAACTCTCCCCCACTCCCCCTCCC